CGGCAATGGAGGAAGCCGTCACGCTGGCGTCGGACCCGGCGGGGCCTCGCGGGCCAGCCGGGCCGGTGTCGCCTTTGGGACCTTGCACTGCCGGGACCGGGACGTATTTATTCAGCGCCTCATCCCAAATCTGTAAGATGGGGATTGCCATCAATCATCACCTCCCTTATATCGCCGCAAAGTATAGGCTATCGTCCCAGCTCTCCGGCACGCCCTCATTCACCGCCATTTTCAGCGTCACGCCGTCCGTGGTGTAGTAGTGCCCAAGCCGTACCGCCAAGCCGATTACCCAGTAGCGGGGATTATTCTGTGTACCCAGTGCTGTAGGGTCCTCTACAAGCTCCCACGCAAATCCGCTGGACGGCGTGTATATGGGCTGCCACTTATAGCCCAGCTTCGGCTCAATGTCCGGCATCGGCTCCTCCGGGATTGCCGCAAGCATCAGTTCCAGCTTTTTGTCGTTCGTCAGCAACTCGGCTGCCGTCTCCGGCTGGTTCTGCTGCATTTCCGCGATTTCATCGACGGTCATGTCGCGGATTACGCCGTTTTCGCAGATTTTCATATCCGTCTCCTTATCTGTACCAGACATTCATGATATTTCCCGCAGAAGTGGTCCCATTCCCAGACAGGAATGCTACCGAATTGAACTCGCTTATGTTTACCTTGTACCACATTGTTCCTTGAACAGCCGTGCTGGAAAAACTCGAGACCAAGTCATTTGATTTGCTGGTGTAGTGGCTTTCATCCGGAATAACTCGGCAGTAAATATAATTCTCATCGCCACCCGTCAGAAGTTCGAACTCGACCGCCCAAAGATGTTTTTCACCATTTCCGGGCAGAGCGCTGGTGCGAAGATAGGTGATTGTGTCATTTAGCCTGATGGCATAGGTTCTTTTCGAATCATCATCGCAGCTTGCGTACAGCGACACAAGGATGTGCTTTGCGTGTATATTTGACACCTTCAGCACCATGCCCGCAGACTCTGCCGTGGCAGAGCCGGCAAAAACCCACTCTCCGTCGCCTCCACCGCTCGGCATATCCACCGGCTCCCACGCGGTGGGCGCACCGGATTCGTCCACGGCGGCAATCTTGGCAATCTGGCCGACGGTGGCGGAGGAGATGCCGAGAGAGAAGTCTTCTCCATCCGCATCCCCGTCCGGATTGAGCCACACCGGGTGCGCCTCGTCCGTTGGCTGGGTGCTGGAGATCACGATACCCGGTGCGCCGCCTTTGCCTGGTTCGCCGGCAGGGCCTTGCGGGCCAGCCGGGCCAGCAGGGCCGGTTGCGCCCTTTTCTCCCTGTGCGCCCTTGGCAACGCCAGCGTCCAGCGTGGTGCCGTCTGTCAGCGTCAAAATCAGATGGCCGCTGTCGTTAATGGTAGCGGACTGGATATCCTTGCCCAGCAGTCCGCCTACCCGGATCAGCTCATCCTGGATGGCGTTGAGGGTGGCAGCGTCGATGACGGTCTGGCTGTCCACAAAGTTCGTTTTGCTAAAGGCCATTAGATCACTCCTTTATGCCGTCCTGCGCCATGTGTACACGGCCAGGTACGGCGGCATATTGTTGTGGGCTTGGTCCCCGCAATCGGAGGACTGACCGCCGGAATACGCATTGTACTGATTGCTTGCGGCCTGATACAGCCGGATGGCGTTCACGCCTTCCGTTACACTCTGGCCGGTGTATTTCAGGGTGTGTGCGTGGTCCGGGATTTCCGCTTTGGTCAGCGTGTGGGTCTCCTCGCCGCCGGTACTGCCAGCGGCATGGGAGTCACCCGCCGCCAGCAGGAATACGTCCTTGACCTGCTCCCAGGTGCCTCCAAACAGGTCCGCTGGGGATGTGGCGTCCGTGGACTGGTAGATGCTACCAACGGGGTGAAGGAGGTCAAAGAGGGCCTTGCCCATGTAATGGATGGGCCACTTAAATTCCACCGTCTTTTCCTTTTCCGCCACGCCGCCGAAGCAGATTGCCTGCAAATCAAAGTTCATGTTCAGGGGGACGGCAACGGTGGGAATGGTAATTTCCCGGGTCACGGTGCCGCCCAGTGCGTCTGTCGCCTTGACCTGCACAACACCTGTGGAGTCGGTGCCATAGTCCACCAGATACACGGTTTTCGCTCCGGAGGTCTGGCCGGTCAGGTTGCTGGCCCCGGTGACCTCCACGGTGGCCTTGTTTCCGGTCAGCTGGATGGATAGCGTAAACGTCAGTTTGATATCATCGCCCATGGCGTTATCGGTCCATGTCCCGCCGGAGTAGTTGCCACGCAAAAAGGTCAAATCCTGGATTCCAGGGCCGCTGTAGGCGTTTACGGTGATATTCTGGGTAACGGATGCCGTGCGCCCTCTGCTGTCCGTCACGGTGGCCACAACAGCCATTGTGCCGGTGTTTTGCAGGGTGTTTCCGCCGTCAGCGCTTGCCACCTTGCCGCCGATGGTCAGCGCCTTGGAAACGATGGTGCTGCCGTAACTGCCGGATGCCGTGTAGGTGGCCTTTAACACGCTCTTGCCCTGCACCCAACCGTAGGTGCCCTGATACCCCGCCGTGTCGGAAAGGGCAACAGACAGGGTAGGCTTTACGGATGCCGGGATAGATGCTTTCAGGGTGTTCGTCACCGTGCCCACAATGGTATTGCCGTTATAGGTGGTGACCTCCGCCGTGATGTTTACAGAGGTTCCGGACGTATTCTGCGCGGCCCAATCCAAGGGCGGCGTATACGGAATGGATGTGGCGCTGGATTTTGTCGCAACAGTTACCTGCGCCGCAGAGCCACATTTGAGCTTGATGGTGTGCGTAAAAGCGCTCACGGCCCGGGCCACTGTAAGTGTACCGGCAGAACCCAGCACAAGTCCGGATGCCGACACGGAAGATGCCCGAGGAATATCCGGGAGATTGACCGTGCCGGAAACGGACAGGGATGCGGGGGTATACTGCGAGGTAAACCCGCTGTGCCAATCCGCCGACAGGGTAACGGACCCCTTGCCGACGCTGTTGTGGGCCACGGTGATGGTTTTGCTCCCCAACTTGTACCAGGCTCTCGCCCCGTAAGAATACGGATTGTAGACTTTACTCCCCTGTAGGGTGTAATAACAACTGTTGGCGTCCAAGTTATAGGAATCGCCCGTACCGCAATAGATATACAGTGTCAGGGCCAGGGTGGATTTATTATCCGCGATGCTCTGGCTCACGGAATAATCAAGCCGTAACTGCCAGCCGGTAGACGATTTGGAGCCGTAAATACTTGCCATTAACTACTCACCCCCACAAAGGACACAGAACCGTTGGGCTGAACCACGATGCCCATGGGACCCAGCCTGAACTTGGACAGCTCCACCAGCTCGAAACTGTTGTTGTTCCAGTAGGCCAGGAGCGTCCCGGACGTATCGTAGAATCCGATCTTGTCGTTGTATTCCTTCAGCACGATTTCTGATGTAGAGGACCCGATACGCAGCACCGGATGTCCGTCGTCGTCGATACTGGCGTCGATGAAGTCCGAAAGCGTCTGGCCGTTGACGGTGACTCTTTCTGCGGACATTTGCCCGGCGGTGATAACATTTGCGTTGATTTCGCCGTCCATGGTCAAGGCAACACCGGAAATGGTATTTCCGCCGTCCTTGGAGAATCCCAGCCCGCCGGTGGACATAATCCACATCCGGGTATTGGGCGTAATGGTGGGCGTATCTCGCAGGGTCCAGCCGATGGGAAACCCCTGCTCGTCCAGTGTCAGTTCATAATACCCGCCCTTTGCCCCGATGATCTTTTGCGTAGCGTTCTGCATGGCCTTAGTAAGGCCCTCATAAGCCCGCTTAATGCGCTGCTCTGTGGGGCTTTCCATGGCGTAATCTGCGTCCTGTGGGGCGTAACTGTGCATGGTGCAGGACAGGCCACCATACAGGTGGATTTCCTGCTCCATGATACACACGTCCAGCCACTCGCCGTGGTCGCCCTCCACCTGGACAATGTCCCCCACCTCTACGGACGGGTCGCCCCGCCATTTCACGTCGCACGGGGTATAGGATGTTTCCACCTCCGGCAGAATTAAATCTGCAACGGCCTGATTCATGTAGGGGTTCGTGCTGGAAATCCCTTGCCCCGTGCCGGACGTGATGGGGCTGTCCTCCGTGCCGGTGGTAAGGCTGGACACAGTGAACGGCCCGTCTGCTGTGCGGGTAAGCCCGGACAGGTATTGGTTGTCACGGCTGATTTTGAAGTCGGCGGAGGTGTACCACCGGAATACCAGATTGCCGTCCCGGTCGAACCGCGCGGACTGGCCGCAAAGCCCGGCCAGCCAGCCCAGCTGTTGCCGGAATGTTCCTTCAAAAGCCGACTCGATCTGCATGGCCGGGAACGTGGCGGCAGGCGGTAATAGCCCGCACTGCGCACACACGTCCGCCAGCATGGATTCCGGGGTAGCCGGGAAATCAATCTGTGGGGCATACTGGTCTGTCAGCAAGGCCATTTGGTCATAGCCGGTGATATCCCAGCTGTGTTTCTGGTCCTCGATGCCATCTGCGGGGATGTAGTACCGACCCAGTGGCACATACTCCACGCCGTCCGCAGAGCCGCCAGAAGTGCCCACAACGGCCTTTCCGGCTACGGCAACACCGGCCACGGCGGAAGTGTCTCCGCCGCCTGTGTAAATGCCGATATACGGCACAAAGTACCCGCCCGACAGCCTCAGCGGCTCATCCGGTTTGTAGATGCGAATTTTGCATCGCCCGGAACAGCTGGAGCCGATGGAGATACCATCCGAGGAATCAAACGCTGGTGTTGCCGTGATCTCCCGCACATAGTCCCCGTCCAGCTCCGTTTGGCCATTGAAAACGACTTTGCCTTTAATTTCCCGGCCATAATCCGCAAAAGCGGTGTGGAAAGCGGATGAGACGTTGTACATAGCCTTACCTCTCCACGAAGTTCATGGACAGACTTTCCCATCTCCATTCTCCCTCGATGCAAGAATACATGGGAGTAGTCCGGTCGCCCACATAGCATGTCATGGTGCGGTTTGTACCGTCCTCCGCGTCTGGCCCTGTCGCCTGGAAAAATACGTCCGTGACGGCTTTCAGGATTCTGGAGCATTGTTCAGCAGTCAGAGGGGGCCATTCCATGGTCCACTTCCGTTTCCTGGCTACCCTGTCGCGGAACGCATCACCATTCTGGTTTCTGCCGGAACCGTCTGCATCTACGTCCTGCAAGCCCCAGGAAAAAGACTTGGGGTCAGGGAGCGGCACAGTGGTCTCGTCTTTCTTTTTTACCGTGATGATTGCCATGTGCCCTCCTTATGCGAACAGAGGAGATTTGCCGGTCGCCCGGACCACCTCTTTGTTTTTCTTTACGACGTTGCGATACACCACATCACCGTCCATATTGATAGTGAGATTGATATCCCCGGAGACTCCATCCTTATTGGACATAGCCGACATTACAGCGCGGTACACGCCAGCAGAAATACCGTCTACGATTTGGTCATTGTTTGCGACAACTGTACGATTACCCATTCTTCCGACCATTTCGGGGCCGGATTCACGCGCAATAAACAACTGGCCTTCGTCAACAACGCCGCCGGACGCAAACCGGGGAATGTTAACCCTTGAAACAGGACGATAAGACACATTTCCGGAGGAAGATACCGAAACGCTGGACATGGCACGCCGATAATCGGAAAGCATGGAATTGAGGGCGTCTCTGCAACGATTGGTGAATGTTTCCATTCTGCCCAAAAGCGCATTGAGCATGGATTCCATCGCATTTGTGACAATGTTTGCGTTTTTGGAAATACCATCTCTCAACCCTTGCATCATGTACTTGCCCTCGCCTGCATACAGAGTAGAGGGGGAGTGGATACCGTTGTACTTCCGCTCTTCGTTAAGGATTCTCTTGCAGGAATCCTCCATCGCGGACTTGGCGTACTCTGCACCGGACACAATGCCTTTGCCGAATCCGGTAGTAACATTTTTGCCGTCCTTGGTGGCAGGCTTGACCATGTTTGTCATGGTGTTGGACATTTCTCTGTACGCTTCTTCAAGCCCTGAAACCTTTTCCGTGGCTGATTTGTATGCGTCGGTTTGGCTGTCAATGTCTTTAACGCCCGCATCAATCTGCGCTTGAAGTTCTTTCATGATGCGTTTCTGGTCAGCAATTTTCACATTAGTTGCGGTAAGTTCCGATTTGAATCGCCCATATTTGTAGGTGAGACCGCCCTGTGAACCCTTGCCGTCAACCTTATAGCCGGTTTCTTCAATCCACTTCGCCATCTCTTGAGAAATAGATGCCGATTTGTCTTGCAGGTCGTTAAGGTATTTTTGGGCGATTGCGTAATTATCCGTTGCCTTTGTAATCTTGGTTTGCGCCTCATAAATTTGCACCATCGCTTCGTTTTGCGCTTTGTACGCTTCCACGATGGAGTCCTTCATGGCTTCGACCTTGTACTGTTCCAAGAGCTTGTCAATAACGGCTTGGACTTCGTCCTTGGTCTGCACGATATGCTGAGTGGTTTCGTCAAACGAGAGTTGAAGTCCCGGCAAGCCAAGTCCGTTTAAGACGCCGATTTTCTCTTGGATAATGGCAATTTCTGCGGCGGTCTTGTTTTTAGCGGAATCAATTTCAAATATGTCATTGACCAGCTGCTGCGCTTGCTGGAGGTTGACCATAACATCATCTGGAATCTCGCCGGAAATACTGTCAATTCTCGCTTTAAGGTCAATACCTAATTTTTGGTGTTCCTCAATATCCGTTTTCAGAGACGCTACTTGCTTGCCGAAATCGGTCTGGTAAAACTCGTCGATAACTCGATCTTGACCGCCCTTAAATGCTGCTACGCACTCAACGACAAAGCCGAGGGTTAAACCGATGGCAAAACCAGCAGCTGCGCCAACAGGGCCAGCAAATGTACCTCCTATTAACGCGCCGCCAACGCCCATTGCCACCGGCCCCAAAATAGCCTTTATGTAGTCGGTAACCGCCGCAGTGCCTTTCCCGATTTCATAGCCCGCGTCCCATGACCACTTTGCGCCAAGAGCGATAAGAATCGTTCCGTGCAGAACATTCGATGCTTTTTCCCATCCGGAAAGTTCTTTTCCGCCGTTCTTAAACAGAGTTACAACCTTCTTCAAATTCGGAAGGATCTTTTTTTGCAGCAAATTGATAGACTTATTGGCAGCAACCCACAGCGCCGCAGCCGCTGCAATATCAACCGCCATTTTCAAAATACCTTTCAGCTTTTGGGTTATATCATCAATCTGCTTGCTTACAGCATCGCCAAGGAAGTCATATTCCGGCAATTCAAAGTCAAAACCGCTGCCTCCGGACACGCCTGCAGAACCAGACCCGGACGCAGTGTTGCCGTTCAGGATGTTAAGCTCATCAAAGCCCATAACGGACTTTTTCAGTTCTTTTGCTGCGCTGGTGGCATCATCAAGCCCGGAAGCGGCATCTTCTGCGCCGCTGGCGAGATTCCCAACGCCGGAATAATCAATCTCCGTGAGCTTGAAGTGAAACAGTTTTGCAATAGCATCCGCCAGCTCGCGTACAACACGAAGGACGGCGATTGCAATTGGCAATATCTTTTGAAGAGTAGGAATAAAAATATTACCGATTGCTCTTGATGCCTGTGTTAACTGCGCTTGGAAAATACGGAGCTGGTTTGCGGGGGCATCCAGCGAACGAGCCATATCGCCCTGCGCCGTTGTTACCTGTGTCATAATGGCGTAGTAACGCAGCTCCGCCTTTTCTGCCTGCGTCATAGCAGAAACAGACTTTTCGATTCCCAGCGTCAATGCGGTTTGTTCCAGTTTGGCTTGTGACAGGTCATAGCCCAGTCTGCGCAACGGCTCCAATTCTCCGGAAATGCCGGATTGCAGTTTTTGCATAGCATCTTCAACGGAGATGTTGAAGAACGAGGAAATGTCATAGCCGAGCTGTGTAAGGTTCTTACTCATAAGGTAAGAACGGTCTGCGACAGATCCAAAGCCGGACAGCAAAGTGTTAAATACGCCCTGATTCCGCATCCATTTTGCAGGGTCAATGCCCATTATTTCGCCAACATTTTCCGCATACTCTTGGGCTTCTTTTGCGTATTTTCCCATTGATGCAGTAAACAGGTTCAAATCCTCTTGGTATGCGTTTGATTCAGTTATGGCCTTAGAAATTTCTACACGAAGCGCTCTAATCCCAACCAACGCGCCTGTTTTTTTCAGCGCTTGAAATACTCCCCCGAGTTTTCCAAATTTTGTGTTATTCTGCATATTATTCAGAGCGCTGTTAAAAGACCGCAACTGTTTTGACGCGCCACTAAGCCCGGACGCTCCGCCGGAAGTAGCCGCCTTTAGGGAGGACAACGCTTTTTCAAGCCGTCCCAAAGACGCAACGGCACTGTCGCTGTTCTCTTTGATTTGAAATTCAAGTCCGCGAATTTCAAGATTGTCCATGCTTTTCGCCTCCCGGCTCGAATTTCTTGTTATTTGCAATCATGAACATTTCCATGATTGCTTTTGCACGGCTATCATTCTTCTGCTCTTTCACTTTTTTCTCCGCAGAATTATAGCTTTCACCCACCTGATAGGGGGAATCTCGATACGGAATAGGCTTTGTACCTTTCTTTGCGAACGCATGAAGAATAGGCGATACATCCGCCAAGGCTTCATAGAAATACGCACCCTGTAGCCATGCGTTCTGGTTGTCCAAGTCCTGCTTGATTTTCGCTGCCTTGCGGTAATACTTGACTAACTCGCAATCCATTTCCCAGAACTGCTCGTAGGTCATGCCTATTGCAAGGTAATAAGGAAAAACCTCATAGAACTTTTCCGTGTAAGCGTAGAGGGGGGTATTGCCCCCCTCTTTATCGGGCGGCGGTTCGCTTACCAGTCCACCGTCCAGCTGGCGTTTCCCTCGGCTTCAGGATCATCCATAAGGGCTACGATGGGGTCGCTATACATCTCCACCAGCTTACCCAGCATATCGCCCTTGTTGGGAAGCTCGGCGTAAATCTTGTCAATCACATCACGCTTTACATAGCGGTGATGTGCCAGAAAAGCGCCAGCAAACAGGGCCGGCAGATAGGTCATGGGCTTGCGCTGCAATTCCTCGATCTCGAAGCCCTGCCGCTCCATCATTTCCACAGATTTTCTGGTGTATTCCAGCACATATTTCACATCGTTGTGCTCGATGGTCATTGTCTTTGCCATAATTCCTCCTTACTCGCCGTCGTCCAAAGTGATGACCGTGGTGGGCGCGATGGTGATATTCATTCCGACCACTTCGTTTACGCCGCCGCCGGTGGGGTACACGGAAAGCTGGCCCTTGAAAGAAAACTTTCCGTCAGAGCCAGTGGGGGTAACAGAGCCACCGGATTCTGTGCCACCGAACCAGACGGCGTAATCCTCCTGCTTGCCCTCCAGCGCCTTGAGCGACTTATAGTCAGGCAGGGTATAGTTAGAGGTGAAAGACAGGCCGTCCATGGACTGGATGCCCGCAATGAAGGTCTGCATCTTGTTAGAAAGCGTGGTGGTTTCCAGCATGTCAGGATCGCCGCCGAGATCAGGGAACTCCTTGATGTCGATCAGTTTCGACCACGAAGCGGCGCTTGCAACCTTGTGCATCAGAAAAACCATGTAGGTAGAGATAGCGATAGGTCATCATTCCTTTCTGTTATCGTCTGAAAATAATGGCCCCGTCTGTTTCCGCCCTGTATCTGGCAACAAGACGGTAGATAGAGGCGTTTTCCATGTTCGGGACCGGAGACATGGAAATCCTTGTAAAATTACGCGCATACATCATTTTGTCGATGTCCGCCATAATGGACCGGCACTCGCTCTTTTTCCCGCCGGTTTTGTTGGAGTATACGTTCACCTCGTACATCAGCACGGAATACCTCTCGCTTTCGGAGGAGTCCAGGCGATTCGCGGCGGTGTAATTGTCCTGCTCCACGATGCTGGCGTGTGGGAATTTAGGGGGCGCATTGATGTATTCACCGGCCACGTCGATTCCCGGGTATTTCTCGCGGAGCTGTTCCGCGATTGGTGTATAGACTCTGCTTTCAATGTCGATCATCGAAACACCTCCTTAACCAGAGTTGGGAGTTTGTCTGAAAGCTCCTTTACCGTGTCGTACATAGACATGTTGGCCGGGTTGCCGTGAGTCAGGACCACCGTATTCCCGGTTTTGGGATTGGTTTGCTCAACTCCGTTTGTTCCAGGGTCTCCGTAGTAGCCCCACGTCCTTTGCTTGCCGTGGCCCTTTCCGTAAGCGCCGCGAACCATGCCGTTTTGCGCGGCTTCGGGGTGGTTGTCCGGGTATGTAACGCCAGTGCCAAATTCAATAAACAGGACGGACGCACCGACAGCTACCACCGCCGCCGTGCGTCCGTCTCGTTCTTCGATTTTTACCTTCGCGTCGTTTGTGCCGTCGTATACGGCAGACTCAAATTTCGCGGATGCGATATCATACCCCATGGATGAAAGCTCCCGGAGAAGTGCGTTTGCCCGGTCCTCCAGCCATGTCCGGTAATCATCGACTACGTCAATCATCCGTTGAATGCCCGCAGCGGACAGCGCCGTCTTTACAGTCCTTTTCACGACACATTCACCTTGCTGACAGCGATGGACACCAGATTCAAAGACTTGGCGATTTGCTTTACAACGTAGTCATAAAGCGGTTTTCCGTCTTTATATTCCGGCTTTTTGTCAATAAAAAGTACTGTGTTTTCGTCTATGGGGCAAGCCGTATCATCTGTGATGACCACCTTGTCGTAGGAAATGAATTGCCCGAACTGCTGAATCTGCGCATACCCGGCAGCCGGGGAGATATTGGCTTCCATTTTCACCGGCTCCGCGTATTTCACGCTTTTTTCACCGGTTTCGTAGCCACCAGCGTCTTTCCCAAGCTCTGTCCCCTGGTACAAAAGATACCAGCACGGCCTTTTGTTTCGGTTCATGATTTTCATTTCTGCGCCTCACATGGTGGCCGCAAATGGCACGATCTCCCGCATAAGAGAGGGCGGCACATCGCCGCCCTCATAAGACCTGGAAACGCCATTTTCGCTGTGCGCCGTTTCTCCTTCTGCCCCGCGTTTATTGATGAGATATGCGGCGATTTCGATTTGGTTGATCTCATAGCATGCGGGGACAGCAGTAGCATCTGTCCCAAACGGAAACGCTCTGCGGAGAATTTTGCTGGCCGCAATATTCAGATACGCAGAGAGAATCGATTCGCTTGTCTCTCCGGTCATGTCTCCCAACATGGCCAGCTTTTCTTCGTCGCGCATCTCATACCCCCAGATCAGCCAGCACTGACGGCCTTGGTGTTAACGGGATTGCTGGCGTCGTTGGCGATGAACACGCTACGGCTGTAGGTGGGCTTGGTAAAGGTGGTGGCGATGCCGGTAAACTTGCCGTGATACCACTCGGGGCCATGGTCAAGGCCGATCTGGCCGAACAGCTGATACTTCTCGCCCGCGCCAGTCTTTGCCAGCTGCTCCAGGAAGAAGTTACCCTTGCCGGGTACAGGCTGGAACACGGGGGAGATAACATCCAGATTCAGCAGCAGGGCGGTGCCAGCGGGCAGGCATTCGCCAAGGTACAGATACACCACGCCCAGGGGAGTAACCACGCTGGAGAGGGAAATACCGTTGATTTCGCGCGAAGCGGGAACCACGGTCAGGCCATTCTGAACAGCGTCGGCGTTGATCTGGAACATGGTCACAGCGTCACACCACAGGCAAAGGCCATCGGTGGGGGCGTTCTGGCCATAGACCTTGTTCACCATGTCGGCGATTTCCCACAGGCCCAGAGGCTTGCTGGCCATGGCCGTGACGTTGGTGGTGACTGCGGTGACAAGACCACGGGTTTTGTTGATCTTGGTGTCATCGGTGGCCTTGTTGTACACGCCGTTAATGAACGTGTACTCAATGTCGCGGTTGATCTTCTGCATCTTAGCAGCGACCTGGAAGTCCAGTTCGTTAATGGGGTTTGCCTGTTGACCAGCTACGTTCAGGCCGGACAGGGTGCCCATATTGGACTGCTTGGCGTAAGAGATGCCCACGGCCTCGTGGAAGATCTGGGTTACGTTGGTTTTCTGCTCCCTGGTCACAATGGAAGCGTCGGGGGCGGTCAGGGACGCAGACTCGGAAATAGCGGGCTGTGCACCGCCGCTGGTGGTGTACTCCTGACCGGTAACAAACTCTACATGGTTTGTCACCTTGGCCCGAGAGCCGATAATGGAACTCAGGGGGGTTTTGGTATTGCCCTTGTTAAAGAGCATACCGGAATAGTTCAGCGTTGCAAAACTGGTAGCAAAAGTATCTGCCATGTCTTAACTCCTTTTATTTGTTATTTTCGGATTCTTCCTGTGCCTTCAGGCGCGTGTAATAAGCGATTTCCGCATAGTTCTTGCTTGCACGCGCTTCCTCGATCTTCTTGTCGTAATCAACGCCAACGGGACCGGCATTGCCGTGCGGCGCGGGAGTTCCCTTGAGAATGTCGGACTTTACCTTCTTGGCATACTCGTCCAGAAACTTCTGCTGGTTCGCAAAAACCTTTGCAGAATCACCAGCCGCCAGAGCCTTGGCCGTGTCATCTGCCAGGTCTTCTGCATAGCCCTGCGCCACGAACTTGGCCTTGTACTCAGATACGGTCTTCGCCGTTCTCAGCTCGTCAAGCTCTTTCTGCATGGCGGCAATGCTATCGGCTTGTTCCTGCTTCTTGCGCTCGTCCTCGGAAAGCATGTCGTTGTACTTCTTTTTCCACTGGGCGGCGTCGGAGTTTGCCTTGGAAATAGCGTTCTTCTGTCGAGAAAGCTCTGCGGCGTTGTCCTCATACTCAAACCCCTCCAGTGCCTTGATCTTGTCCTCTGTGGACATATCTGCGTAACCTTCGATTCTGCTGGTGTCGATTTTCATGTTGATACCTCCTGCGTTTTTTCGGCGGTTCCCTCCGCACCGTTTTCCGTTTTTTCCGAGGTTGTCTCCCCGTCGCGTTTTAACGACTTCCCTGTCGATAGTTCTTTTTCTTCTTGCTTTTCGGCATATTCCTTGCTCATTTTGTACGCAAGCTGAGGATCAGAAAACATGCCGCAATGCGTGAATGCCAGCTGAGGGGCGATTTTCCCGTTGTTCAGCATGGCTACCAGAACACTGGCCTTTTCGCTGATATTTTCGTAGTTCCGGCGCGTAAACCGGATTTCCAGGGCGGACATTCTCAGAGAAAGCGCCCGCAGATTGTTGCAGATTTTGATAGCAATTTTCAGAAACTGCTTTTCGGACCGTTTGAACATCTGTTCGGAATCCTTTGCCCGTGCCTCTGCCGATGACCAGCCGTCGCGCATGATGACCGCAGATCCAGTGTCACTGGTGGAGGTTCCTCCATTTCGGTTCGGCATACCGCAGATCGTCAGGACAGTGTCGTACATGTCATCCGTCAAGGTCTGGGTCTGCGTCTGGTTCAGCTCCGCCGTCAGATACCCAACATCAGCCTTGAGCGTCGCGTCAATGTCCTTGAACTTGATAGCGCCCTCCGCCCGCAGATTTTTGTAATCCTCGGACGAAATGTCCACATTGTGAAACAGCATGAGCGCCTGGACAAACTGTTCAACGCCGTCCATGCGGTTGGATTGAACATTGTTGATAGCGTCCAGCAGGGGGAGCACGATTTCGAAAGCGCCCAACCGGGCTTCATTGGCGGGGTACTCGATAATGGGGATTCCCAAGATCTGCGGCTCCGCTTTCACGTCCCACGTTTCCGTCACTTCGAAATATGTATCTTCGGAGTAACAGCAGAAAACAACGGTGTTATCCTCTTTTTGCACATACGTCACGCCCAGAATGGGCCGGTGGCCTAACCCGCTGGAGTACACCACAAAGGTGTTGCGCGGGTCCAGTGTGAAAATCTCAAACGGCGCTTCATCTTCATCCACGTCCGCCATTTTGTCCGGCAGAATCATGCGGTAAGCCGTTCCGCAGATATGAAACCAGTCCGCCAGTTCCTTGTCCTTGGCGGGCTTGTCCTCTGAAAGCGCATAATCGTTGAGCTTGGACACGCCCTCGGCGATACTCTCATCGTCTCCCCGGCTGACGTACTGCACAGGTTCCCCCAGCAGATACCCGACTTTGAACGAAACGATCTCGTTTGCCCGGTTCACAACGATTTTATTGTTGATTTCTGGCCGGACATCCTTCACCCGGCCCAAAATGGGCTGGTCCCCTTTGTAATACCTGTAAAGATACTCAATGTCCGACCGGTTCATCAGGTGGATAGGCATGGCCCTTTGCAGGACCTCCACCACGTTTCCCCGGGTGACGTGTTCAACGTCTGTGTAGATAACCCTCCGGCCAAAAAGATTCATTGGCATACCCCCTTAAAATGGCCGCTTGAACACTTCCACCTTGCCGCCCACGCGCATCCGGATTTCGTTCTCCAGCAGGGACAGAGAATCCGGTGCGTCATCGTGCGGCACCTTGCCGCTCCGGGTGTAGGTGGTGACTTCCTTCATGAAATTGAAGTACTGACTACCCCGCTTATAGGTGGACGGATGCTTGAACCAGAAGTGTTTCTTGATGTTGTCGGACGCAAATTCAATTCGCGTCTGTTTGTTGGAAATGGTCCTTTTTGTCCGTATGCTGGTATTGAATCCTGCGTTTTTTACGATTTCTGCAACATCTCTCGCAAAATACATACCGGCGTTATTGGATTCAAACAGTGCATCTCCCACTTTGTTGTCAATCAGGCACTTTGCACATTCCGGCTTTGTGACCTCTGCGGGAGAATCATCGTACACCACATCCACGATGTAGACTTCCTCTCCATATAAGGCTGCAACAGGCATCGCCGTGCTGTCTTTTCCGCTTTCTGCGGTGTCTGCCACGGCAATGATTGCATCCGGGTCACGATCTACCGGCAGTTCAAAGAAATAGTTCAGCTCCGACTTATTGAAAAGCAGCCCTTTTGCTTCAAAGGGCTGCTGCTGGAATTCACTTTCAAACTGTTCCGCACTCAGAAGCTCCCTCTGCTCACGGAAATAAGCGGTGGTAAAAACCTTTTTCCCCTCCCGCTCGTACTCATAATTGCTTTCGTCTGTAATGGGGTCAAGTGCTGGTATTTCAATGGCTTTCCACGCCCAGCCGCCCTTTTGCGCTTCCTCTTGGAGGTGGCCGATGGGGTCATACAGGGAATATCGGGTTCCCGTGGCGACAATGGGGGTTCCCTCAATGGCTCGGCCCAGGATATCGCCGGATATAATCTCCCACTTATCGTCCAGTCTCTGGCGGTTTTTTGCTTCCTCGCGCCCCTCTACGCAGTCATCCAGATATAGGACATTGGTTGCTTCCGACAAACCCACCTGCCGCGCGTCAATCGACCGGCACATGACCGTAGGGAATCGAGATTTTGAACGCAGATTGATGATTTTCGTGTCTGCATTGGTCTGCACCAAGGGAGCATCCGGGAACACATCGTAGAATAAATACTCGTTGGGCGTTTGCAGATACTCCAGACAGCCGTTGTAGAAGCTCCGCACAAGGTCATCGCCCGTGCCTTCCATAAGGGATGATTTGTCCGGATTTCTGCCGGAAATCATGTTGATGAAATTTATCCCCAGCTGGCTTTTCCCGGCTCTTTTCGGCAGGGAAATGGTCAGCAGCCTTAATTTTCCGTCCAAAACATCTTGATACCCCTGCACGATGGGCTTTAGATACCGTCTCCTGGGAGCATAAAACCGCTTCTCCGGCTTTCTGTCCATCTCCACATACAGCAGGAAGGTATCAAAATCATGCGGCGCGTCAAACAGCATGGCCTGCTTATGTAGGGTGTAGAAATACTCCGCGTCTTTTGGGTTTCTGTTACGAAGTGCCTCGGAGGTCATCTTTCGGACTTCGGAATTTAACTGGTGCGCCGCAGCAAAATCTTCCGCTTCGTACCCAATGCACAACGCCAGCAAATCCTTGTAGGCTTCTCGGTCATGCGTTTTCTCTATGCGGTTTTTGATGCTTTCCGCAATCTTCCGATAATCCATTCGCCCTCCTGCAATAAAAAAATGGACCGCCGAATAATCGGTAGTCCATTCTATTTGGTTTTGTGGGTTTACTCGCCGTACAGTTTGTTGTATAAATATTCTCGCTGCTCCTTCACGGCGTTGTTTACATCAATATATACTCGCTCTACCCCAAGCCGCTTCATTAGGATTTCTTGCCGAATTGTGTTCTGAACTTCTGTGGAGACGCGAATAAATCCAACCTTCATCCAACTCGCCCACTTTCTTCGGGGTGCAAAATAGGCTCGTGTTGGCCCTTGACCCATTCCTTGTTTTTTCCGTACCGGTAAAATCCCTCGTAAGTTTTCCGGTTGTTCACGATACTTTGCACCGTGCTGATAACGAACGGCTTCCCGTTCCGGGTGGTATACCCGTCCTTGTTGAGGCTGTCCACGATTCCATTAAGCGTCACGCCGCCGTCCCGAAGCTCAAATACTCGCCGGACAACAGCCGCTTCTTTCTCGTTGATGCAGAGCGCACCACCTCGAACTTCATACCCCATAGGTGCTCGACCGCCAGAATAGCCGCCACGGGAGGCTTTAACTGCTCTGCCAGCGCTCGTGCGCTTGTTGATGTTGTCTCTCTCCATTTCGGCGCACGTCAGAGTGAACGCCTTGAGCATTCCGGCAAATACGCCGAATTGCCCGAAGTCCTCGCAGATGCTGATTAGCTCAATGCCTTTGCGCAACAGTGCGCCCTGGTAGTAAAAGTATATGTTGATGTCTCTGGCCACTCGGTCAGATTTTGCAACTACGACAGCTTCGTAAGGGGGGTTGTTCACGTCTCCGTAAACGATCTCGTCGAACCCGGGGCGGTACTTTGCGCCGCTCTCTCCCTCGTCAGAAAACCAACGCACGATGTTCATGTCGTTCTTGCGGCAGTATTCCTCTATCTGTTCACGCTGCACGTCCAGCCCAAACTTATCTTCTCCGGTTTGCCCGTCTGTGCTCACGCGGATATATGCAACTACGTTTTTCATACGGCTCTCCTCCTTTGGAGTCAATCCAAAACTGGATTGGTTTCTACGGTTATTGTATCACACAGTAAACGTAAATGTCAAGCCGCCATTTTGTTTTTCTCTTTTATTTTTTGCGGGCATTTTGGGGCTCACCCGGCCCCGCTCCCGCCCACGATATCCCCCGCCCCGGTCATGTCGCGCAAGGTCTGATCCCTGTAAATTACGCAAAATCATGATTTTGCTATTGACGATTACACATAATCTGGTATAATGGTATCCGTACAGCAGAGGAGCGCACCCGCCGCCGGTCAAGCAATGCGGATACGCTCCCCACACCAGACCAGAGGCCCAGTGCGTACAGTGTACCACGCCCGGCCTGCCTGGTCAAGAGATAGGCCACAAGGCCGGGAGGTAATACAATGGATTATACAACAGTACTTGCAAAGGCAAAGCAGACGCTTGAACAGCGCAAGGACAGAAGCGCATGGGGGCGGGGCGTGAATGAGTACGCCGTGGACATGCTCCAGCAGCTCACGGACTACTACAAGGCCGGTTATATCTCCGGCGAAGCTCTGGAAAACTGCGCCGCCTGCCAGATTGCGGCCTTGAATGGGGCGCGCAACTGGAGTGAATACAGCTGGGGCGGCTCTGCCCTTGTGTATGACGGGGACATCGCCGCCGCCCTCTGCACCCCCTCAGAACTCAAGCGCACCCGCAACGGGGCGCGCAGACCGAACGGCCAGGAAGAATGGCTTGATGTGCAGGCCAGGGCATTGCATCAGGCTTTCCGCCGGATGTATGGAGCTATCCGGGCCGCCCGGCAGGAGGTGCAGCAATGAGCGCTAACGAGATTGCCGCCAAGGTGCAAGAGCTCAGAGAGTTGCGCCGCATGGCCGACGAGCTGGCCGCAGAGATTGACAGCTTGCAAGACTCCATCAAGCAGCACATGGACGCCGCCGGGGTTGATACCCTGGCGGGGCTGGATTACAAGATCACCTACAAGGCTGTCACATCGTCCCGGCTGGACTCTAAGGCCCTCAAGGCCGATCAACCGGATCTGTACGCCAAGTACACCAAGCAGACCACAGCGCGCCGGTTTTGCCTCGCTTGAGGGGGTGCCGGATTGATATCTATCTTGTTGCTGATTATATGGTTTCCGCTGGCCGTCCTGGCCGACGTGGTCCGCAAATCCAAGTAATCAACCATCTGCAAAATCGGAGAAATAAAGGCTTGCAAAATCAAAATAAATCTATATAATTAACTTCAAAGGGGTGTATATATCAATGACACAGACAATTAAGGGTACCGCCGGGCGCGGCGTCACTTACAGGGGTAACACTTACGTGTTGGCCGAGGATATCTATTACCACGTCAGAGGCACGGCACCGATCGAGCCGCGTGCGCAGGTCGAGCGCCCGGAGGGCGCGGAAATGTGGTGGTATTTGCCCGATCTCGACAGCCTTGGCGCGTGGATCGGCGCCGGTAACCTGGATACCTGTATACAGGGCGTATTGACGCTGGATTAGGATAGTTACATGTACATCAACAGCTGTCCCGGAGATTGCAGCCAGATACACCAAAACGGCAACGGCCCGCCGCTTTACTTTTGCTTGACCCGCTCCGGCGGATGTGGTACAATCGAAATGTAAGGAGGTGCCCACAATGATCCTGTTGTATATCCTGTTGCAGCCTATTTTACTGCTGCTTGACCTTGCAAAGCTCCAGAAATAACCGTGCCCCGCATGGCGTAAGCTGTGCGGGGTCTTCTTTTGCTCTCGGTGTATTCCGGGGGCTTTTCTGCTATATGCCCTATTTGCCATTTTAACGCACCTGTAAGGCGTTTTAATGTTTGGTGGCTATCCCTATACCGCCGCCGCTCCACTTGCCCTGTGTCCGTTGTTTATGGCCTTATGGCGTGGCGTTGCCCCCCCGCTCCGAGACTTGCCGCTTGCGCGGTGCGCTTGCCGCCGCCCTTGTTCCCCTGTTGCTTTGCCGGGGGCGGCCTGCTCCGGTGGTGCGGTCTCGGGGGGGCTCCGGTGAATGCTTCGCCGTGCGTGGCGCTCCGCCAAAATCGCCGGGAAAGTCGCAAAAGTCGCTGGCATAGTCGTTTGACTCCGGGCGAAAGTCGCTGGCATAGTCGCTGTGAAAGTCGCTGGTGTCTGCGCCAAAGTCGCCCGCTTTACCCCAAAATCATAGTCGTTTACAAAATTCCGTGTATAAAGGCGGGATTTTTCTTGCCCACTTCCCCAGAGTTGACGGAAAGTCGTGCAAAAGTCGCTCGCTTTCGGCTCATTTTGCATCAAAGTCGCTGGCTTCGATGTACTTCTGCTGGAGCTGTTCGGGGGTCAAGCCCTCAATCTGCGGCTGGTTCGGCGTCAAAACCATCTCCTGCTTGTCCACCATGCCGTAATAGTTCTTGGCACGGAAGCAATAGGCAAGGAAATTCAGCTTCCCGGAAACCACAAGTTTTGCGTCAAAAGTCTGCAAAAACCCCTTGGCTTTTTTTATGATGGTTGCCGTTTCGGGGCTAAATCCCTTGCGTTTTCCGTATAACCAGTCCTTAACCGTGCTAATTGAGTAGCCTGTTGTCATGTATAGTTCCTCTACTGTTGGGGTCTGTCCTGTCTCAGCGCACCGGGCAAAATAGTCGTTTATTCGCTCCGTAAGTTCTTCGTCACTCTTTACCCTTGGCTGTCTGTATTCTACAAGGGCTTCTGTAAGGAGGCGAGATACAAGGGCTCTATCTTCATCGCTGCTAAGGTCAGGCATGGATTGGGGAAAGTTTCTTTTCCCGCCTCTGCCGGTCTCCGGCCGGTTATCCTTTGCTTTTGCGATGGCGGTAGGTTTCTTTGTTGCCATTATGTATCACTCCTGTTCATCTCCTGCTTATGTGCCGCGCTCCCACCTCTGCGCTATGTATGGCACAAGTTCACCCGCCCAATTGGGCACTCCTATGTGTTGCCGTATGCCCGCAGAGGGGCTGTGTTATGCAGAAACTCGGGGGGCCCCACTTCATCACACCGTCTTTTCGTCCGGTCGGGGGGTCCCGTTGTTGGCAAAGGCGAGTGGAATCGAACCACTATCTGCGGTTTTGGAGACCGCCGTGTTACCATTACACCACGCCCCTTGGAACGGGCGGCTGGAGTCGAACCAGCACATACGGGAGTCAAAGTCCCGGGCCTTACCTTTTGGCTACACCCGCATAAAAACAGACACCCGCGAGATATCCCGTGAGTGTCTGCATGCCGGTAATGCTCTTGCGAGGCCGCTTGCGCGGAGGCACCCATTACCGGCTGTGCCTTAACCTATGAAGGAAAGAAAGATGAGAAAAATGAAATTTCGGGTTGTGGGCTGACTGGTTCCACTCTCCGATGATACTATTTTACACCATTTGAAACGTGGTTTGGGGCCACATTTTCAATAATTTTCGCGTTTTGCGCAATCAGCCACAAGAATTTATCTTTTCGCCGCCGGAATGTGCGTGGGCTTATCCCGGCCGGGGATATCATCTCGATGGGATACTGTTTCTGGCTGTCGCAGTTCCGCATGATCGCCCATACCAGCTTGCGCCGCACGTTCTCGTTGGCGATATCGCGCCCCACGTTTTCCATTGCGTATTCCACGGCCCGCATCTTCTTCGTCTCCGGCCAGCTCTCTATGGTTGCCAGCCGTTCCGCCTTACGTTCGGCTATCCTACTGTTACCGGGGCTATGGGGCATGCCGGACATGGCATAAGCCGACGACTCCAACACTTCTTCCCGGGCTGCATTGTACGCGCGGACCCGCCTGGGATAGCCCCTGACATAGGCGATACACTCCATGCGGATATCGTAGGGGAGCGAGTATTTGTTGCTCATGTAGCACCTCCAGGAGTGTCATAAAAGCCCTCTGGTTCCGCGCCCGTTGTAATCAACGTGTTTGGCCTGTCTCCCTGATACACTGTCACGTCCCGCCCAAACACATGCACCTTGGCGAACGTATGGCGGAATGGTTTCACGTCGCCATGTACATGAATTTTCAAGCACACGCCGCAAAAGGAACCATCCCAGCTCTCTACAAAGTGCTCTTCCACATCCGCAATAGCAAGCTTGGGCTCTTCGCACAAGATTATTGGAACCCCTCTGTAAACGTTCATCGTACCTCCTATTCCAGCGCCGTCTCAACGCCGTACTCTTTGAGCATCTGCCGGATATCTGCCCAGGTAACGTACCCTTCCGCCACGCACTGAGCGGCGTGGTTTAGCTCACCGGCAAGCTGCTGCACATCGTCCATCGGCGCGTCGTGCTTATCGATCAGGACATACAGCATCAAATCTATGCCACGGCTCAAGCCCTCCACAATTCCGTTGCTGTAGGCTTTGTCTACGTCGGCCTGTGTTCGGGGTATTCTGCGGGGGTTAGTCTTGGGCATGGGCATCCTCCCTCCTCTTGCCACCACTGCAAAAGGAGTCGTCTTCTACCGGGATACATCCCACGAACGCGCCCATCGGTTCGGAGCAATATCTCTTTCCGAATTCCGTCAAGCCACTTCTCTTGCACTCTCGGCAGTATACCACTGGGGCCACATCAGCGGCGGGCTCTGCGAGGATGCATTCCACCGCGCTTCCACACCCGCCGCACCAAACGTTCAAATGCTCAATTGCCGTGCGGCGCTCAATGTATTCAGCCATTGTCGTTCTCCTCCCCATTGAACCACTTCCGCAGTTCGTGCGCGCACGAAACACACAGCTCGTAGTCATTGTCGTTTATGTCGTTTTTAACTCGCCGCATACCAGCATAGGTGACGGAGTTGACCGGGTTAATCTCCGCTCCGCATCGGTCACACACCCTCTTTGTCGCCATTGTCAGCCCTCCTCCACATAGCACCAGCTTTGGGGTGGGCGACCGATAACCCGGCCATCACAATCCATTTTGGTGTAGTTGTAATAAGGGCAGGCACAGCAATCGGCATCGACTCTACATAGCGTCTTGAACTCGCTCAATTCTTTCGGCGTATCATAAATGCGCAAGTCGGACATATGCCAGCCGTAACAACGCCCCTTATCGCCGATATAAGCTATAATTTCTGACTGAGTTAAGCACGTCGCGGGGGAAAAGGCGGCATTTGTTGTACTACTTAACTCGCCGCCATCGTATGCAATAAGGGCGATTCTTTCACAGGTAAACTCCCCAATAACCTTGCCATTACACCGACCAACGGTATTTGTGCGATAGTTGAGCTTGTCCAGTTCCCCGCAGGACACAGAAATGTAAGGGTGATCCATAGTGCAATAGATGTAGCACTTAAACGGCGTTTCCAGTTTCGGCTTAGTTTTTCTGACCTCAATCGTCTTTTCGCCTCTGGCGATCTTTTCACACCACTTCGGGCGAATGCTCAGCAAAACAGCCTTACTCATTTTTCATCCCCTCCTGTTGCTCAAAATAGAACTTGACCGGGTGTGCTTGCTCTGCAATCTCGCCGTACACAATTCCGACCTTGTAAATATAGTTATCGTGCAGTTTGCGAGGAATCTCCTCGATGTACCGTCTAAAAGTTTCAAGCGAATTTGCACGCTTGTAGTGGTTGCACATCCGGCAGGCTGGCATGAGGTTGTCAAGGTCATCTGTCCCAGCGTCCTCAATTCCCCACGCCCTCAATGGGTAAAAATGGTCTACCTGCATATCCTTGTAAGCGATTTCGCGCCCACAATACGCACAATGGCCGTTATACTTTCGATAGACTGCTTCGCGCTTTGATTTGCTAATTGCCATTCTTCGTCGCCTCCAATGCTTTCTCCGCCTCCTCGCGGGTGAGAAATACGGTCTTGCCGATTTCTCCGGCGTTTATACCTGACAGCGATTGCCAAACAAACCCTTCTACAATGTCCCACTCGATAAACAAGCCGAACAATTCCACGCGGATGGCTCTAACTTTATACACACTGATCGTTTTTCGACCCGTTACTTCGTAACGCCTGTCACCCACCTTGCACGGCAGCACCACCAACCGCCCGTCCTTGTCGGCCTCGGCCAGCTCGCGTAAGCGGGCAACGCCCTCCTGTTCCGCATCACGCATTACGATGTACCGCCCTTCCGCGTCTGCTCGCGCAAATTCGGCACAGCGTTCCGGCGTCAGCCCCGTGTCCTCGTAGGCGGCGAGGCGTTCAACCAGACAGTCAAACGATGGGCAATCTATGCAATCCATGTCCACATTGCAGCTACCAGAACACTTCATGTAATGGTCGGTGCCAAGATAATGCTTTTCCGTCAGTCGTTCCATCACTCCGCCTCCCACATCCAAAACTCACGGCGGCAAGTGTCGCAGGATTTTCCTCCGGCAGCACACCGCCCCTCGTCCGTAAGATATGACGAATCTATGCTGCACGGGCTAATTTGTATAATCCCAGATGGGCCAATCCACGTCTTGGGCCACTGCTGTAAAAATTTTTCCTGCTGGGTTTTGCGTGGGTGAGCAGCTGCCCATTTTTCCACTTCGCGAACTACATCTGCTGCCGGAGTGCCCATGTTAAACAAGCTGTATTTCGGTTTTTCACCCGTCATCGCAAACATCCGGCGTCGCGCTTCCACAAACTTCACAGCGTCCATATCATTCTCCTTTCTCCAGCATATCAGCCGCCGTTCTCAAATCATCCGGCAGCATAATAGGTGCCTCGTAGATATTCGCATCGGCCCATTCTGCATATTCGCGCAGGGTTGCGGCAACCTCTGTATGTGATGGTTTCATGGGGCCTCCTTTCACACCGCCACGCAATCCGCCAGCTGTGCCATGGTCGTGATCTCCGCCCCGCACCACTCTGGGAGGTTTGCCCTCACCAGAGCCGTCGCCATGGGCGGGCACACGGCATTCCCGCAGCGGGCTACCTGTGCACTCTTTTTGTACTCGTTGCCCAAATAGTCACGGTCAATGATGTAATCCGGTGGGAATCCCATGGCGTTGTACAGCTCACGGGGCGACAGCATCCGCAGTCCGATATCCGCGATGTAGTACAGTGCGCCGCTGATCTCCAGCAGAAGCACCTCGTCCTCCGCCAGCGTGTAGCCGCAATACTCGTTCAGCAGGGCGCGTATCTCGGGCCAGTGGCCCAGAT